AGCTAAAAGTAAACCTGTAAGATCAGGCATACCTGAACTCATTCTAGTTGTAACTGCACCTGTTGTTGAATTTTTAGTAGCCATTTGAAAGCCACCTTCAGAACGTACTGGTCCCGAAAAAGTAGTTGATGCCATAATATTCTCCTTTGTATAGCGTTCGTTATGTAGTCTCTATACCGTCTGCCTAGCCAGTCTACATAATAATTTTTTTCTAGGTATTTAAATTATACAACAATGATTTTATTAGGTAAATAAGACAGGTCCTGAGTTAAAACTAAGACCATATTTTGTCTCATTTGACATGGATCTTTTACATTCATGTTTTAAAAAAGGTGAAAATATAACAAATTTTCCAGGCTCTGGTTTTACAGTTTGATTTATTTCGTTAAATTCTAACAATTGTGGATGGGTGTTAAAATAAATTACTCCAGAAATAATATTACCATCGTGATCATGACTTAATGTTTTTGAACCAATGTCACATTTCAAACCCCAAGCGTCTTCAAGTTTGTGATTTGATAAAATTTGATCAATGTCTAAATAATCAATTAATTGAAAATATATTTTATGAAATTCAAAATCATTTACAAAATATTTAAAAGAAGTCATCTCTCCTTTAATATTTGTTCTAAAATTCATGTTATCTTTTTCTTGAACACCTTGGTCAATTTTTTTTATAAAATATTCACAATCAATATCAAGTTTGCCTTCAACGAAAAAATATTCTTTTGCAATTTTTTTGTTAAAATATTTATTAATAATCATGCGTAATAGTTATCAAAAAAAAAGGGGCAATGCAAATTGCACCGCCCCTTTTGAAATAATTAATATGAATTAATTATTAGCTAGTTGGTAGATTTCCGTTTCCAAAAATACATCTTGGGTCAGAAAAACCAAAAGAGTATCTTTCTCTAGCTTTAAATCTTACGTTACCTGTATCGAAGTCACCTTCAATCGCAGTTTTGATTGGTGATCTAACGAAGTGTTTTAATCCGTTAGGCACGTCAGTCAATAAGAAGAATGAGTCTGTGTCAGTTAAAAAGTTATTAACTCTGTAACCTTGAGGCACCATTCCCATTGATGCGATTGCGTTGATATCGTTATCAGCAGTTCCGACTCTTTGAGGAGTTCTCATCAATCTCTCAGCTGTGAATTGTAATTCTTTTGGAATTATCATTTTCACACCTTGAGTAGCGATTCTTAAACCTCTTTCATCTACAAATCCTGCGATGTCGATTAATGACTGTTCTAATGAAGTTTCGTTAAGATCTGCTGCAGTTGCTAATACGTTCGAGAACGTACCACCAGTTGCTAATGGGTGATTGTTCGCAATTAATGGAACACCGTCACCACCAGTAACAGCAGTAAACTGCGCTTGGTTTACAACGTTAGCAGCTTTAACTTGCTTCGTGTTAGACATAGATCTTGCAAGTGCTCTAGTGTATCTAGCTGCAAGTCTGTCATAAAGGTTATCTTCGATTGCTTCTTCAGTAATATCAAATGCTAAAGCGATTGTTTCATGATTGTATCTAGCAGTGAAAGTTTCATTTGCTTGATCAAACACAACTCCCGCACCTTCTTGTTTAGTTGGTGCTGAAGCAAAACCACTTAACATTACTTCTTCTTCAAAAGCTCTGTCAGATGTTTCAGTTACGAAAATTTCAGCGTGCTGATTTTCGTATCTATTGTATTCCAGGCCGAATAAAGCATTCAAACCTGGCTCTAGTTCTTTAACTAGTTGCGATCTTGATATAGCCATAGTTATTTATCTCCTGATGCTAAGCCTGTACCACTTCTGTAGAAGTGATTGTTTATTCTCACAAGAATGTTAGCGTTAGCATTTCCTGTGTCAGAGTTTTCTGGATCTTGCGATATATCAATTGCTTGAATTGCAAAAGTAGTCGTAGTACCAGAAACACTTACATCAAGTTGTGCTTTCGATATTCCTGTTTGATTTACACCAGTTGTGTTTGTAACAGAATAGTTCTTGAACAAATCCGCTCTAGTGAAAGCTGCGTCTGCATCCATTAAAAATACTGCATCAGGATCATCTACAACAAACGCTGTAATATCGCTTGCTACGATCGAACCTGGGTAGTGATTTTTGAATGTAGGCTTACTTGTAGTTGGATCTGTATAAAAACATCCGTTAAAAACACCCACAACAGCATCACTAGTGTTAGCAGTATGCTTTTCAACATTTCCCGCAGCAGTTGGTTGAACCAAATCACCTTGGTAAATTGCTGTAGCATAGTTACTTGCAATAGTGTATCTGTTTTGAGCTCCAACTAATGGTGTACCGTCTAGTTTTCTATATGGTCTTAGACCATATTTTTCACTTACGTTAGCCATAATTGTTTTCTCCTTTTAACGTTTATTTTAAAGACCCGGTAGTTATTGCAAATTTATTTTTTGCTGCCACCACCAAAGGTCACTCTACTCTGCCTATCAATATTGATTGGCATTGCAGGGTTCTGTTCCTTCATGAGTTCTCGATCAACAGCGTCAATTCTTTCTTGAGTCATTCTTTTAAAATACTCAGCACGTTGTTCTAATAACTCTAAAGGTATCCTTGCCAGTACAAGGCCTCCAATTCCTATATGCCCCTGATATTTACCTTCGTTAATTACAGGATATTTATTTCTGCCAATCTCTTTTTCAATTTGATCGACATGAACAAAATCCCATCCCTCACGAAGTTTTTTAGATACATTTGATGTATCTTCAAAACCTTGAACGGTTGTACGGATCCATCTATGGGCGTAACCGTTCGGTGCAGGTGGCGCATCCAAACTGGATGGTTGAACCCAAACTTTTGGAGCTTCTTTTGAAGTCCTTTGTTCAGATTCTCGTGAAGTTGTTTTAATATCTTTTATCATTATTTATCCTCCTTCACGTATCTAGCATAATCCTCTAGTGGCACCCCTAATCTATTAGCAATAGCTACCTGTGATTTGGTGAGTTTCACAGTTCTGCGTCCTTGTTGGGATCGACCAGCCGAAGCAACCTGTTGGACGGGTTTAGGTTGTTCTTTTTTTGGCTCTTCGTCCTTAGCTTCAAAACTTTCAGGAAAATACCTTTTAAGTCTTGCATCCACTTCATTATAATACTCATCACTATCTACTTCAATACCCTCACGAGCAATGTTGTTATGAATTGTGATTGCAGCATTAGTCATGACTTCATCAGTTCCAAACCAAGTATTTTTCTCTGCCCATTCTTTTGCTTTGGGAGTGATAGTAGTTGGTTCTTGAGGAACTTTTTGAGTCTCAGCTTCTACGTTTTGTTGTTGATTTATTTCTTTTTCTTTAGTTTTTTTCTCTCTATTAGCTAGTTCTAATCGAGCTTTTTCTTTCTCGACAGCAAGTTGAGTAAGTTTATCATTTGCTTCCATAATAGCATTTGCATCATTTGACTCAATTGCAGTTTTTAAAACATTCTTAACTTGTTCTCTTTGAGCATCAACTCTTGCATCAAATTCTTTTAGATATTGAGTATCTGTCTCTTCAAACTGTTGAGATGTTTTATCGTACTTAGTCTTTAAACCCTTAGCGTAATCTAGAGCAGCTTTTTCTCTTCGCTCTGCTTCTCTAGCTCTAAAAACAAGTTTATCTATTCTTTTTTGATAATCTTTTTTTTGATCGACTAAAGGTTTATCTTTATCTTGATCATTTTCTTTTTTTGTTTCACGTGAAACATTTTCTTCAGAAGGTTTATCTTCTTCTATTTCAATATTTGAAGATGGTTTTTCTTCAACTTTTTTTTCGTGATCAGTATAACCAAGATCAACCTCACCAACATTAAGGTCAGGTTCTTTTTTTTCTTCAGTTGTCTCTTTTACTTCTACGTCTGTTTCTTTGACATCATCAGTATCGAGTTCAACTTCGTTTTCTTTTTTTAAAAGTGCTTCTGCACTAAAACGATCTTCCGCCATATTTATTCTCCTTTATTAAAATAAATGGAGAATATCTTCTGGTGCTTTTATCTTTCCTATTATTTCATCGTCATTAAGAATACGGTGTTCACCGTATTTAGTTTGAAACCTAGATCCAGAATATCTACCGTAAATAACGAATTCGCCTTCTTTACACCATGGACCCGTTGGAAATTTTTCTTTGTCTTTGTAACAAAGATCTCCTAACTTAACTACAAGGCCAACTACCGTTGTCATTTGTATTTTGTCATGTGTTTCATCCGATAAAATTAAACCACCTTTGGTTTTCTTTTTACCAGACCAAGGTCGAACTAACATACGATATCCAACTGGATTTGGTATGATTTCAAGATAATCTTTAATGCCTTTGGGATCTGTAGGAATTTGTGATTGTACCTCTTCACTTTTTTCAGATTTAATCTCTGAGTCTAAAGATTTAGGTTTAATCAATTGTACCATTTTCATTCTCCTTTTGCAGGTTGTTAATATCCTGAAGCAGTTCTTCAAGTGAACTGAGTCTGCCTCGAGCATACATTAACTGAGACTCCGTTTCAACCCCATAGCAAATATGATCTTTAGTATTTGAAATTTTCTTTTTTATTTCTTTTTTTATTGAGTCAGCTGTATTGTAATCTAAAATCATTTAAGCTTTTGTAGCATTAATTTATTAGTACCATTATCTAAAATATTAAATCCGAAGTGTGTTAAGGCTTTAGAAATATCTTCCATAAAGTAGTGTTTGTAATCATCAAATATAAATCTTGTGCCTTTTCTTGATCTATCCGCAAACCAAATAGCAGCTCTTAAAACAGATTGAGTTGTATGTTCTCCATCAAAATGAACAAGATCATAAATTTTATCTTCCGTAGTAAAAAATTTCATAAACCTTATATCTGTCATGTGATAAAAATTAAATTCTTTGTAACTAGAAAAATCATTTAACATTTCAATTCGCATAGAGTCAGGGTACGTAGGAGGTATTGGACTTTCATTACCATCCTTATCTTTCCATTTTAATTGATTTTGTATCTCTTCATCAAAATGTTGGTAATTTAAATCACCGTATGGATCAATGCCAATATGTTCATAATGTACATCTTTTCCAATTCTTTTTCTCATAGCATCAATAATTGATTTAGAGCCTAGACCTTTTCGTACTCCAATTTCGCATGTAACTACAGATTTAGGATTTTCAAAAAATGGAAGAGTTTCTGTCCATTTAGTAAGTAGGTCGTATTCAGTGCTATCGCCTGTGATCATTCAGGCGTTGTATTATTTTTTTTTCTTTTTGTCAAACAATTGCCAAAACTTATCAAGCAGGTCACAAAATTTATAAATTATTTTATCTATCATTTCTTGCCCTTAAATATTTGAGTGCCTTTTATACCATAAATGCTCGCCACGACTAAGATCCACAAATTTGTGAACCATGCCGGGAGCTGTTGGAACTGTTCAAAAAATAATTTTATTTTTTCTGCTGCACCAGGATCCTCGCTGAAGACCCCCCACGCGATCACCAATATTGGAGCCGTTAGCACGAGCAACACGAATTCGTCTTTCCAGTCCGATTGCCTTGCCTCTAATAATTTGCCTTGGTATTCGCTCTCTCCTCGAGCCATCTTATCGGCATGCATTAATTGTGCATCCGCCATTTTCATTTTTGTTTCTTGTTTCTTTTTGTAGATATGCGTTGCTGCATTCAATCCTAATTTAAGTGCTGAGAACCACATTACTTAACTCCTATAAATTTATGTCCTCTCAAAGATGCACCAACTCCTCTAATACCATCAGGTCTATGAGGACAAGACATCTTATAAGATTTTGTTAACTTTCCATTTCTCATTTTTACAGGTGGTACTTGAGGGTTTGGTCCTCTTAGTGGAGGAGGCCCTTTTGAAACACCACCAGAATTATATGCTTTAAAGTTTCCTAAAAATTGACTTTGTTGCGGTGTAACAGGTGTAGTTGCAACAGGTGGACATGGGGGCATAGTTCCATCAGGACATAAAGGTGTCTTAGGTCCTGCATCCATCATATTATTATTTTTCGGAAAACCAATTATACCTGCAGCTTTCATATAAGGTTCATCTTTACTTCCTACTTTTGTATCAAGTGGTCTTCCTGTAGTTTTATAAAAATCTCTTGTAATTGGTAATTCTTTTTTCTTTGAAGTATAAAATTCACCTTTAGCTCTTTTTGCTCTTCTTGCATTTTCTACAGCCTCTAATCCTTTTATTGCAAAACCAAATGGAGTAAATGGTAAAGCCTGCATACCGATAGTCTTTGCTTTTGATCCTACAGCTACAGCTTTGTTTTTTATTCTTGTTCCTAAATTATTTTTTGGAGGTCCCACATATCCAGGTCCACCTTTTTCGCCTGGAGGTGGTTCATATGCTTTCATAGGTGATTTATAAGTTCCTTTACTTGGAGATTTTTTACCTCCTGCATCGGCACCACCACCGTACTGAGCCTTCATAACTTTTAAAATTTTTTTATTTCGTGGCATGATATTTATTTCTCCAATGTTCTGCTCTCTCTAATCTTCTAACTCTATACTCAAGAGCATCATAATCTTTAAAAATATTTTTGAAAAAATTTAAAATTTTTTTAATCATCTTCCACCAACTTTTCTTCTTTGAAGTTTAATTTTTTCTTCAGCTATTCTAATTCTTTCTTTAGCTTGATCCTCATTGTTTTCTAATTTCATTTTTTCTAAGTCTAATCTTTCTTCAATTTCATTTTCTTTTATTTCATTAGACATCATATCTTGGTCAGACTTTCTTTGTAAGTCCAATGCTCTTAAATCAAGTTCTCTTTGTTTCAATGCAACTAAAGGATCTTGTTGTTGTCCCATAGCTTCTGAGGTAGCAAGCTCCATAGTTATCTCTGCAATTCTTGCTGCTATCATAGCGTTAATTTCTGTTTGTGCACCTTGAGGATCTCCTTGTAATTTAGCTTGCATCATAGGATCTTCAGCTATCAAAGCACCTACTTCACCTTGAGCAAGCATTGAAACATGTTCCGAGATGTGTGCTTGTAGTGCTGTGTAAACTTGTGGATTGATTTGCACCATTCTTGTAGACATAAAAGCTCTATGAGCTGTCATATGAGCCTTATGATCTTGATCTGGGAAAGCTTTTAAAGGTTTCTGCTGCAATACTTCCATGTTTTCTGTTGCCGGGTCTTTTGGCATTGGTCTTTCCTCTGGTTTGAGTAGTTGATCAATATCATTTGTACCTAAAGCTTCATAAACTCTTCGATATGCTTCTCTAACGTTGTGCATCAAAGGATTTGAGAGAGCAATCTTTAAATTTTCGTTGGCCATTGTAACTCTTTGTGCCATTGAATAGATATTAGGGTCTGCAACCGGTATAACATCTACTCTTTCGTTAAAATCTTGGACTTTAATCATTCTATCTGCACCATAAACTGCATATGGGTACATTGGAGGCAGATATATTGAGAAAACATTCGATAATAATCTAAATTCTTTCTTCATTGATGCGTAACATCTCTTGTGTATTGCACTCATGACCCTCGATCCACGTTCCAACATTGCAACAGTAGTACCAACTGCTCTATTTTGCATGTCATTGCCTAAAGCCATGTCAGTTATTGATGCAAATTTCTGTCCTGCACCTACGACAAAACCTAATAATTGAAATAATGTAGCTGAAGGTTCTTTAAATGGTAAAATTTGGAACTGATCTTTAATATTTCCGCCCGGAGCGTCTACATCTCTGAACTCACCAGGTTGATAAGGCTGATCATCGTCTCTAATTCTAATACCTCTAGACTTAAATCCTGCAGGAAGGTTAGCTAATGTACCTGCATCCATCAATTGTCTTAGAGTTTGTGTAGCAGATTTAGATAATCCACCAATCATATGTGTTAATCCTAGTCCATAAAAGCCTACACCAGGTAAAAATCTGAAGTGAACAAAATATTCTTTACGTTTTTGGCT